CAGAGGTTTCGCTTGACGGCGTAAGCGAGACGACGGGCGGCGGCGTGTCGGTGTCGCAGCTTCTGACCACGACCGGCACGGCGGGCGATACGCTGCTGAGTTGGTATTGGAGCCAATTAAGCCCGTTGATCTATTTGCCGACCCCGGAAACGCGCATTGTCATCCCGCCTTCGGGCCGCTTGGCACTGACGATCTTGGGCGGATTGGCTTCCTCGCGAAACTGGTCTGGCTTCCTCGTTTACGAGGTCATCGGCTAACGTGTACGTCTACCGGCCATCACACGGGTACGCACAGCATCAGGTTGCGCGTCCCCGGTGGTGGTTTGCGCCCGAGGCACCGGCCCCGTCTGTTTCGCGTTCGCGGCGGTCGGTTTCCTCGCCTTACGTCTATCGCCAGCCGTACAACTACGCACAGCGTCATGCGGCGCGTGTCGAGTGGCAGCCGCAGCCTGAGTGGGCGATTGACGCCTCGATTGCGGAATGGAGCTGGACCACTTACCCGGCGACATTCACGCTCGGCATCCCGTGCAGCACCGCGCAGTGGGCGTGGACTACTTACCTGTCCACGGTCACGATTTCGGGCGATGTAGACATTACGGTTAACCCGGCGCAGTGGACGTGGACCGGCTATCGCTCAACCATCGTGGCGAGCGTAGAGATTGCGACCAATCCCGCACAGTGGGAATGGACCGGCCTGCCCGCCGATGTAGACAGCACGTTATTCACAAGCGAAACGCTCGGGATTGGAGTGCGGCCCTTGGGGTACGGCATCCGGTCACGGGCGCAGCGTTATTCAATTTCGGCAAGGGTGAACTAGATGGCTCAGGGCGACGTAACGCTATTCAACAAAGCGGTTGAGTGGTTCGGTGAAGGAGTTATCAACCTTGAAACCGACACCATCAAGCTCGGCCTTATCACGGCGAGCCTAACGCCCGACGCGACGACGGCGGCTCCGTGCTGGGGTGCGGGCGGCTCTACAAACCTGACCACGTATCAGGTGACGCCGGGAGGCAATTACTCCACGGGTGGCCCTACCGTCGCCAATCCGGCCTATACCGAGTCCTCGGGGACGATCACGTTTGACGCCGATGACGTGACCATCGCGCAGGACGCCAGCAACCCGACCAATGCGCGTTGGGCGATCCTTTACAGCGACACGGCCACCAACAAAAACGCCTTCGCCTTTGTCGATTTGGGCGGCGTGACGGACCTGAGCGCAGGCGCGTTTACGCTGACCTGGAACGCCAGCGGCATCTTCAGCTTCGCAGCGGCGGCGTAAATGGCCTCGGTGAATCAGGACAGCGTAGCCGAGTGGACGGTTAACCTGATCGGTCCCGAAGGCACTGCGTCCGTCCCGACCACGGCGGAGTGGCGCTTGTGGATTGGGCCTCGCTTACGCCCACAACGATCTATGACGACGCTGGCGACCCGGAAGAAACGGAAGTGACCATCACAGTCTCCCCGACCCTGAACGCCATGCAGACCAGCACAAAGCCCACTGAGAAAAAGCGCATTGCGGTGTCTACAAACCGAGGGCTGGCGACTGAGCGGAATTTTGAGATTGAGTACACGTTAGTGCGGCTCAAGTCGCTCGGTTAACGCAGATGGGACAAGAAACATTCTGGCTCGGGTATCTAATCGGCATGGGAGTTGCGTCCATCCCGTATTTGTTCCGGTTCATTGACGCGCTTTATCGCAGTTAATCTTTTCTAATCAATACCTTAGTCAAGTTTCATGGCCGCTGCTCCTGGCAATCAATACGCTCGCAAGGCGAAAGACTGGGAGAACGCGCTGAGACGCGCCCTAGAGCGTTACGAAACGGCCAACGTGCCTTCGGGCATGGCTCTCGCAAAGATCGCTGAGAAGGTCGTGGAACGCGCCCTAGAGGGCGATCAGAAAGCGACTGAGGAGATTGCGAACCGCTTGGACGGCAAGGCCGCGCAGGCTGTTGAAGTGACAGGGGCAGACGGGGGTCCGGTTCAGACGGTTAGCAAGGTCGAACTGGTTGCGCTTTGACTGCCGTTCAAGTTCGCATCCCCGACAAGCTGCGCCCGCTGTTTGTTGGCCCCGCAGACGTTCGTGGGGCCTTTGGGGGTAGAGGCTCGGCCAAGACTCGCACCTTTGCCCTGATGTGCGCTGTACGCGGCTATATGTACGCCGTGCAGGGCATTGACGGGATCATCCTGTGCGCTCGTCAGTTTATGAATTCGCTGGACGATTCCTCGCTAGAGGAGGTTAAGCGAGCCATTGCAGACGAGCCTTTCCTGGCTGAGTTCTATGACGTTGGCGAAAAGTATGTCCGCACCAAAGACGGGCGGGTGAACTTCGCCTTTGCGGGGTTGGACCGCTCGATTGAGAGCATCAAGTCTAAGGGCCGCATCCTGCTTTGTTGGGTAGACGAAGCGGAGCCGGTGACGGCTTCGGCATGGTCCACGCTGGTTCCGACGTTGCGCGAGGAAGGCTCGGACTGGAACGCGGAGCTATGGATCACATGGAATCCGAAGCGAAAGAACGCGGCGGTTGAGGAGCGTTTCAGGGGGTCAAAAGACCCGCTAGTGCGGCTGGTCGAAATGAACTGGCGGGACAACCCTCGTTTCCCGGCCAAGCTGGAACGAGAGCGGCAACGCGACCTGATCGAACGGCCCGACCAGTACGACCACATATGGGAAGGCGGTTACGTGTCGGTGGTTGAGGGCGCGTACTACGCCAAGCATCTGACGCAGGCGCGAGAGCAAGGGCGCATTGGCCGGGTAGCCCCCGACCCGCTGCTAAAGACGCATCTGTTCTTCGACATTGGCGGCACGGGCGCACGGGCTGACGCTGTAGCGATATGGGCGTGTCAGTTCGTGGGCAAGGAAGTCCGCGCCCTGAACTACTACGAAGCCGTAGGACAGCCCCTCGCTACGCATCTGAACTGGATGCGGGACAAGGGCTACGAGCCTAAGCGGTGTCAGGTGTGGTTGCCGCACGACGGCGACACGAATGACAAGGTTTATGACGTGTCGTATGCGTCCGCGATCAAGGCGGCTCAGTACGAGGTTGAAGTGGTCCCGAATCAGGGCAAGGGCGCGGCGTCGGCACGCATCGAGGCGTTGCGGCGACTGTTCCCGTCCATCTGGTTCAACCAGGACACCACGCAAGGCGGCATTGATGCCTTGGGCTGGTATCACGAAAAGCGGGACGAAATCAGAAACATCGGGCTAGGCCCGGATCACGACTGGTCAAGTCACGGCGCAGATGCGGCGGGGCTAATGGCGGTTGTGGCTGAACGACTCATGGCGGGGCCGGTGACGATCAAAGACCCGTATGCGGGCTTCGCAAGGAAATATGGCTAGCAAGAAATCAAAACCCAGCGAGAGCAAATCGCTGCTCGAAACCGCACGCAAGCGATGGAAGGCGGCGGTTGAGGCAGACGAGGCGAATCGTCGCCTTGCGCTTGAGGACTTGAAGTTTGTCCATGAGCCGGGGGCGCAGTGGGACGAGGTGACGCGCAAGGAGCGTGGCACCCGTCCGTGTTTTGAGTTCAACAAACTGCGTGTTTCGATCAAGCGGGTTATTAACGACATTCGCGCCAATCGTCCGCAGGGCAAGGTGCGAGCGGTTGAGGACGGGGACAAAGACACCGCGAACATCATGGAAGGGCTGGTTCGCAACGTCTGGAACATGTCGGACGGCGACGCGGCGATTGACGGCGCGGCGGAGTATCAGGTGTCGGGTGGCATGGGCGCGTGGCGCGTGTCCACTCGCTACAGCACGGACGACGCTTGGGACCAGGATGTGATTATCGAGCCTATTCGTAACCCGCTCGCGGCGTACTGGTTCCTTGAATCGCGCATTTCCAAGGACGCGTATACAGAGAAGTACGGCGACATTCCTGCCGTTGAATGGGAAGCCTCGGAGTTTGACGACGAGGAGGAATGGGAGGGCGAGGAGCAGGTACGCCTTTGCGAGTACTGGTATCGCAAGCCCGTCACTAAGCAAGTGGCGCTGTTGGACGACGGCTCGACGGTTGACGCTGAGGGCCTGACACCTGAAGCCTTGCAGGGCCGTCAGGTATTGCGGCAGCGCACGATTAACACCCACAAAATCTGTATGGCGATCATCTCCGGCGACAAGGTGCTGGAGGGGCCGACGGAGTG